AAAGATGGCATATCTTCAAGATCCAGAAAATGGAGCTAATCCTATAATGGCTAGATTAAAACCAATACTGGAAGCTAATATACAAGAACATTCTGTTATGAAATATCAAGAACAAATGAATGGTATGGCAAGAATGGCAATGGAACAAATGCCACCTGAACAACAGAAAGATCCTAAAGTTGCAGAAATGGCTATGGCTACTGCAGCACAACAAGTATTAAATGCAAATCAAGCTATGGGTCAAGCTCAATCACCTGAACAACAAATGGTTGCATTAGAAACAGCTAAAGTAGAATTAGAGAAACAAAAACTACAAGCAACTGTAGCTAAATATTCTGCAGATTCTGCATTAGATGCACAAAAATTAGAATTAGAAGAAGCTGAATTAATGATGGAAGCTGGTAAATCTGGTCAAGATGCTATGATGAAAAAAGAAAAAGCTGATCTTGATAGAGCAAGTAAACAAACCATGAAAGCTTTAGATGCTATGACAAAGTCTGCTATAGCAGATCAAAGAGCTGAAATTGATATGGAAAAAATTCGTATAAATGCTTTAGAAAAAGTAGCGAATATGGAAGATCTGGATGATAGACAAAGAAGTTTCAAACTTATTGATATTATGATGGATCTATTAAAAGAAGAAATGAAAGGAGAAAAAGATGCCAATAGGAAATAAAGCTTATTCTGTAGCTAAAGGTATTACTGATGGAAAACCTATGCATGTTCCTAATAAAGATGGTGGTCTCTATGGTGATTATACCAAGATGTCACAATCTGAATATGGAAGTAGACCTAAAAAAGGTGTAACTTCAAAATGGGAAGATAAAGCTTGGAAATATCCTTCACCAACTACAGGAAAAAGATAATTTATTTTATAGGTTTATTTTTTTCCTAAATAATCTAGGGTAAATTTTGCTTATCGACTGACCTAGCAGACAAGCCAAGACGATAGGATAATTTTAAGGAGAATAAATTATGGCTAATACGACATTTAAAGGAGCAGTTCGTTCTGAAAATGGTTTTAAACAAATAACTATAGCATCAGGTACAGGTGCTGTAACAACTAATCATACTATTGATAGTAGTGGTAATGTATCTGGTACTGGTACTCTAAAACTTACTGGTGCAGCAAATATTTTATCTGATTATGAATCAATTACAGATGCTACTAAAACAATAACTTCTGCTGATTCTGGTACTATTTTTGGTTTTAATAGAGCAGCAGGTATTGTTGTAACATTACCAACACCTGCAGCAGGTATTGAATATACCTTTCTTGTAGAAACAACTTTTACAGGTGCAGGTCAAATTAAGACAGCAACTACTGATGGTACTGATGGTTTCTTAGGAACAGCATTCTTATTTGATACAGGTGAAGTTGGTGAAACAGATAACTTCCATCCTGCATCATCTAATGATGTTATTGATCTAGGAGCTGTAGAACAAGGATGGCTAACAGGTGGTTATATTAAACTCTTAGGAGTAAATACTACTACTTGGTGGGTTGAAGCGTGGCTCATGGGTGATGGCACATTAGCTACTCCATTTACAGATAGTTAAAATTAATAACCAATATTGGGTGGTATTTATTTACTGCCCAATATTTTAAAAAAGGATATAATATGTGGACTAAACCAATAATAAAAGAAATATCTGTTGGATTAGAGATTAATTGCTATATGTGTGCAGAACTTTAATTAGATGGATATTTGGGATGAGGTCGTTAAAGATTATAATGAAGAACTCACTAAACTAAGAAATACAATTTGTAATGGTCAATCAGATACTTTTGCTCATTACAGACAAATGGTTGGTCACATTTATGGAATTGAATGGGCTAGAAATAAATTAACAGATATTGTTAAGAAACGTATCTATGAAGAAGAGGATAACTAATGCAACAGGTTTCATTAGCTAAAACTATTAAGAATGATATGTGGATTACAGAAGAAGAAGAAACTGATCCAAATATCTTACCTGAACTTCCAGGTTTTCATGTACTCGTAAGACCTGTCTCAATTAAAGAAAAGACAAAGGGTGGTATATTATTACCTGATTCAACAAAAGAAGATATGTCCTATCTTACTACAGTAGGACGTGTAATATCTCTTGGAGATTTAGCTTATCAAGATAAAGATAAATTTCCAAAAGGTGAATGGTGTAAAGTAGGAGATTATGTTTGTTATGGAAAACATTCAGGTCAAAAAATAAAATATAAGGGTATTCGTCTTATTTTATTATTTGATGATCAAATTATTATGCGTGTTGAACATCCAAAAGATTTAGATCCTACATTTAATTTACATGCAGGTAGTGCATAAGACTTGCACAAACCTAATTTTTGTAGTATAATATAAAGTATATACGTAAGTCGTATGTCTCGTAAACAGCGAAAGGAAAAACTATGTCTGAAAAAGAGAAAAAAGAAGAATGGGATGAAGTCGTTCCAGAAAAAAAAGAAGAAAAAGAAAAAGTAGAATATGAGGTAGAAGGAGAAGAACAAAAAAAAGAAGCTCCTCCTATAGTACAAGTAGAAAAAGAAGAAGAACCTCCAAAGGAAGAAGTACCTAAAGAGCTTGAAGGTATTGAAACTAAAGGAGCACAAAAGCGAATACGTCAGTTAGTTAAACAACGTAAAGATCGTGATGAACAGATTGCTCAAGTTATACAACAAAATGAACAATTATCACACCAATTAAATCAAGTTCATCAACAATTTACACATATTAATCATTTAAATTTAAATGCTACTGAAAAACAATTAAATGATAAATTAGAACTTGCACGTAATGCTTATAAAAGTGCTCACGAAGAAGGTGATTCTCAAAAAGTTTTACAAGCTCAAGAGTTTTTAAATGAAGCACAAAATGATTTAAAATCATTAGGTGCTACTAAAGCACAATTACAACAGCAGCCACAACAAACTCAAGGTATAGGTAGACAACAACCACAATATCAACCTCAACCTACACCTGATCCTAAAGCACAAGATTGGGCATCAAAAAATGAATGGTTTGGTGCTGATAGAGTAATGACTGCTGCTGCATTAGCAATAGATGCAGAATTAAAAGAAGAAGGTTTTAGTCCTACAGAACCTGAATTTTATCAGGAAGTTAATAATAGGATAAAAGAAACATTTCCTCATAAGTTTAAAGAGGGAGTTCGTCAGCAGGGATCAACGTCAAAACCTGCTCAAGTAGTAGCTGGAGCATCTCGCAGCTCTCCAGGTTCTAGTAAAAAAGTTAAACTATCAAAAGAAGATATTCGTTTAGCTAATAAATGGAATGTACCACTTGAAAAGTATGCAGAAGAAAAACTAAAAGCTGATAAAGCTGAAGGTGAGTATACTACAATTAATATGCAGCGTGGAGGATAAAGTTATGACACGAACAAATACACGTAGTTCTGAAGCTCGTGAGAATGTCGATAGAGAAACAACTGAATATACATTTGAAGAGCAAGACTCTCTTCATATTCCTGAAGCAGTTACAAATCGTTTCCTAGACGAAGGTATGACTCTTGGTTGGTTAAGAATAACTCTTAAAGGTCAAGAAGATTATAAATATATAGGTAGAAAATTGCAAGAAGGATGGGAATTTGTTAAATCTGAAGACGTTCCTGAACTTGGATCAACATCTGTCGTGAGAGATGAAGGTAGATATGCTGGAGCAGTCTGTCGTGGAGACATTGCGTTAGGTAAAATACCTACTAGAATCTATAAAGCTAGAAGTAAGTATTATAAGGATAAATCTGATAAGTTAATGGATGCAGTTAATTCACAACTTATGAGAGGAAATAATTCTAGAATGCCTATTTCTAATACGAGTAAAACTCAAACTATAAAAGGACGAACACCTAGATTTCAGGAATAGTCCTTTAGCCAAAGGAGAAAAATCATGGCAACAACACAAGCGTTTCGTGGTTTCGTTCCTGCTAGAAAAAAAGATGGAGCTTATAATACTGGTTCCTTTACGCAGATTTATTCACCAGTAAGTGGTGGAGACTGTAACAACAAGATCTTTACAGGAGATCCTGTTGTATTACCAGGTGCTAACTTTGCAACCATTTCACCATATATCGCAGCTACTTTAAAACCTTCTGGGGTTTTTGCTGGCTGTTCATATGTGTATAATGGAGAACAAAAATTTGCACGTTACTGGGGTACAGGTACATCTGCTAATGGATATTCAGATGTTAAGTTCTTTATCATAACTGATCCAAATCAGACATATTACATTCAATGTAGTACAAAACTTTCTGCAGCAGAATTAATGATAGTTAAAAATTATAATGTTACTGTTAGTTCAACTGCAAGTTCTGGAAATACTACAACTGGACAATCAAGTTATTATTTGGATGCAGCTAGTGGGGCTGAATCAGAGAAACAAGCAAGGGTCATAGGTCTAAAGCAAGATGATGGAGAAACTGAAGATTCAGATTCTTATCCTATTGTGGAAGTATGGCTAAACATGCATAGAGATCGCTACGTTACAGCGACTGCATCATCAGCATAGAAAGGATATAGAAAATGGCTATAAATAGATCAAGTATCGCCAAAGAACTCCTTCCTGGACTGAATGCAGTCTTTGGAACTGAGTATGGCGAAGTTAATGATGAGCATAAACCATTATATGAAGTAGAAAATTCTGATCGAGCATTCGAAGAAGAAGTTCTATTTACAGGTTTTGGTACTGCTCCAGACAAAACAGAAGGTGCTGCTGTAAGTTATGATGACGCACAGGAATCATATACAGCTCGTTACGACAACGAAACAGTAGCTCTAGCTTTTGCAGTAACTGAGGAAGCAATGGAGGATAACCTCTATGATACTTTCGCTAAATTACGTGCAAAAGGTCTTGCGAGAGCAATGGCAAACACCAAGCAAGTGAAAGCTGCTAAAGTCTTTAATAATGGCTTTACTGCTGGAGCTTCTGCTATTGGTGATGGTGTAGCATTCTTTAGTGCTTCTCACCCAACCATTTCTGCTGGCAATCAAGACAATAGAGCAACTGCTGCTGCAGTAGCTGAAAGTACTTTAGAAAGTGCAGTAATTCAAATACAGAAAACAAAAGATGATAGAGGTATCCTAGTTGGTGCTTCTGCAATATCTTTACATGTTCCTGTTGACTTACTGTTTACAGCAGATCAATTATTAAACACTCCAGGATCACCTGCGACTGCTGATAATGACATCAACGCTGTAAGACACTTGGGAGTATTTCCAGATGGCTTCTTCGTAAACAGACGATTTACTGATACCAACGCTTGGTTCATTAGATCTGATGTACCAAATGGTACTAAAATGTTTACAAGAACACCTTTACAAACTAAAATGGAACCAGATTTCGATACTGGAAATCTTCGATTTAAAGCACGTGAAAGATATTCTTTTGGTGTTTCAGATTGGAGACAATGGTATGGTAATGCTGGTGCATAAACCATAGTATATGAGAGAGAGTAAGAAATTATTCTCTCTCTATACACTCTAAAGGAAGAAATATGACAACAAATATTACATCAAAATTCTTAGCAGGTACTGGTGTTATTGTAACAACATCTAATACTTCTCGTATTATAGGGATTCATGCATATTCTACAGTTAATGGAACATTTGCTATTGGTGATAGTGGTGGTGATAAAATAAAATTTCAAGTTCCTGCAAGTGGACAAGCAGATATTTATATAGGAGAAATGGGTATTAGGTGTGATGCAACAGTATGTTGTTCAGCTCCAGGTGCTCATGGTGGCGTAACTTTATTATTAGGATAATTACATGCCAGCTTATTCATATCTTAAAGATGATATAGTAAATACAATAGAAAATGATTCAACAGAATTTTCAGATCATATTCCTTATTTGATTGAAAAAGCTGAAGATCGTTTAATAAAAGAATTAGATGATTCAGGTCTTGATTATTATTCTTCATTTACTTTTACAGCTTCAGATCCAGTAGTAAGTTTACCTGCTGGAGCATTAGTTATACGTAATGTAAGTTTTAAAACAAGTGCTTCTTCTAATATAACTCCTTTATTACAACGATCATACGAATATGCAATAGACTTTTGGGGATATGCAAGTGCATCTACTGGTACTCCCAGATACTATGCACGAAAAAACAATACATCAATTTATATAGTACCTACTCCTGCATCAACATTAACAGGAGAAATTCAATATACAAAACGACCATTAGCTTTATCAAGTGCTACAGGTACAAGTGCAACAACTTCTAATTACTTTAGTGAGTTTTGTTATAATGCTTTATTTAATGCATGTATGATAGAAGCTAATTATTTTATAAAAGATTTTAATACACTTCAAGCTTGGGAAGGTAAGTATAAAAATTCTATAGATGGATTAAGAAATCAAGCTAGAAGAACAAGACAAGATGATATGAGAAACAATGCCTCACCAGCTGGAGGCGATAATACATTAGTAAAAGGAAGTAATTAATTATGCCCAGTACGTATAC